GCTGGTTCAGCAGGCAGCAGCACAAGGACAAGCACAGGCGAGCGACGCGTACCTAAGCGGAATCAGCGACGCAAGTCTTGAAGTTCTTGAGCACTTTGGTGCTGAAGCTCCCGCTCTCCTTAACCAGTACGCCTGTGCAGTTGAAGATGCTCTGATTGAGCAAGTTCAGCGTGGCAACAGCATGGTTCACACCCTTGAAGCAGCTGCTGAAGAGCGTGGTGCAATGAACATCATGCTGACCAACCCTGACGTGCTTGCTGATTACGTCAACGATTTCTTCGGTCCCGAAGGTCCTTATCCGACTGAGACCCCTGATGAAACCGCTGCTCGTCAACAGTATGAAGCCCGTGCTCAGTTTGAAGCTGAGATCGAAGCTCAAGAGCAAGGTCGCGTTCCCCAACAGTTCCAACGTCCTGTGCAAGATATGCCGACCCCCGGTCGCGCAGCTAACCAGGCTCAGGACTTCTGGGGCAGCTTTAGCGAGATGATGGATAGTTCTCCCGAGAACGCTTGGAAGTACCTCTCCCAGGCCCCTCAGGGTGCCCTCTCCGCCAAGATGCTGGTTCAGGACCTCTGATAGTAAACAAGGGGTACTTAATTGGTACCCCTTAAAATAGTAATAACGAGATTATTTAAACGATGGCTCAACAACTTCAATCCTACGGCCAAGGTCCTTACGCTGAAGAAGCTCTCCGTCTAGCAGAGATTGGACGTGGGCAAGAAGGAATGAGCCGCACTGCTGCTCCTGTCGGCCCTAACCTGGCTGACGGTGGCGGTATGTCTAAGCCCAACGTCAACACTCAACCGTACAACAACACTCGGTTGATGGAACAAAACATGCAAGAGAATATGCGTGCTGCTGTTCCTGGACAACAAGCTAATGCTCTTGGACAAGTTCGCAAAGGTGTTGCTGAACAGTCTGGTGCTGAGTACAAAGCAAATGAATTTAAAAACGAACGTGTAGCTGAGATGCTGTACGCCAATGATGGTGGTAACGCTACTTTCCGTATGAGTATTCCTGAAGTTGCTCAACAAACTCAACAGCATGTTGCTGAGCAAAAGCTGATGGCTTACGGCATTAATCCTCAGGTTCCGTTTACATCTAACCGTTTCGCAGCTTGATAGAATTAGTACAGGTTAATTAATACTGTACTGTGCGTAAAGCTGGAGAAAAACCTTGCGGATGTCAACACGAAGAGCCTGAAGTATTTCAGACTATTTGGAAGCATCTGAAAACAGACGGTATGCCTGACCAGGCTGCTAATCAGTTGACTGCTGAGATGCTGACTCATGGTGAGGATATTGATAGTTCTATTGAATCGTATGAGCGTAACTACGCTAACTTCAAAGAACGTGGATATAACGAACATGCTGCACAAGCTATGGCAGTTGAATCATTAGAAGGTGGTGAAGAGCCACGAGAAAGTATTAGATTTGCCCGCATATATGGTTGACAATAGTTATACTTAAGGATTAGAATTAAGTATACCCAAAAAGAAATATATGTCGCAGCCAAGAGCAACAGGAGATTCAGTTCGTGCATATCTGAGAGACATCGGCAGAATTCCTCTTCTTGAGCATGACGAAGAGATTTTGCTTGGTCGTCAAGTGCAACGACTGATGGAAATTAAAGGGACTGAAGCAGAGTTAGAAACTACTGATAAACAACAACTAGCAGACAATTTAGGAATTACAATTAAAGAATTAAAGCGAGAGATCCGTGCTGGAGAAAAGGCTAAGGACAAAATGGTCACTGCCAACCTCAGGCTCGTTGTTTCAGTCGCAAAGAAATACACCAAGCGAAACATGGAACTCTTGGACATCATCCAGGAAGGTACCATCGGTCTCGTCCGTGGCGTGGAGAAGTTCGATCCTGGCCGTGGTTATAAGTTCAGTACTTATGCATATTGGTGGATACGACAAGGCATTACTCGGGCGATTGCGGAAAAAAGCCGTGCCATCCGCCTACCGATCCACGTTACTGAAAACCTCAACAAACTTAAGAAAGCCCAGCGTGAGTTAAGCCAAATCAATGGCTATATGCCTAACGTCTTTCAGTTGTCTGACCATTTGGGTCTGACCGTTGATGAAATCAAAGACTTGATGTGTAAGGCACGTCAGCCAACGTCTCTTGAAATCAAGATTGGTGAAAATCGTGACACTGCTCTTATTGACCTACTTGAAGATGAAACACAGTTGCCTGACACTTTGCTTGACCAGCAGTTCATTAAAGAAGACATCCGCGAGCTAATCAAAGACTTACCTGAAATGCAAGCTGCAGTTATCTCAATGCGCTACGGCATTGGCGATGAGATGCTTGAGCCGATGTCTATGACAGCTATTGGACAAGTCTTGAATATGTCACGTGACCGTGTACGTACACTTGAGCACAAAGCATTGAAAGCACTTCGTGGGGAATCTCAAAAAATCAACGAGTATCTTTAATACAATTAAAGAAACAGCTTCAATGAAATGGATAGATCTTTAGGGACACCTGCTCAGCCAAGAATTCAGGATGTAACTTCACAGATCAATAGAACACATGAAATATACGGGGCAAGTGATAACACTAACCCTGCGTATGCTTCTGCGGATAAATCGCTGAACTATGCAGCTGGTGGATCAATTCAGAAACCAGAGCTAGACAGAGTAACGATTATTCCTTATACGATTAACTATAAAGATACTGTAGGTCTGTTCGGCAAAGAGAATCACTTTGTCAAGGTAAATGTGAATATCAATACTGATTACGCATTCGCCTGTTTTGAAGAGCCTGGCTGGGAATGTGCTCGTATTACTCCTACAGACATTGAAGTATTTAACACTTATTACACCGGTATAGTTGATTACGATAAAGACCTTACAACAGTAAATACCTACGATCCAGCATTAATCAGCCGTCAAGGCTTAGCAACTTTACCTGATGCGTATGTCAGTGTCGATTTAGAAAATTTAAAAACTGGTAATAAGTACATTGATAGTTGGTTTGATGTGCGTCTATACAGCAAGACAAGGCAAGAGCATCCGTACGACAAGATGTATGTTCGTATGAATGACTTCTTCTACATTGGCTTCCACGCACGCAATACAAAAAGATTGCCCTACAACGTCAAGTGCGTCATAGGGCGAGAGTATATTTCTGGCTTAGGTCCTGAGGGAATGCGTTATCGCAACATCAATATGTAATTAAGCAACAGTTAGTGTAATGACTGCGTCAGAGTTACCAGCGTTGATCGTAACGGTTTCACCATTGATATAGTCTTGACCGCCGTCGTTAAGGGTGACATTGTTGATTACATCACCATCGGTTGCGTAGTCAATATCAAGACCGGAACCGCTACCACCCACAGGGTTCACACCGTTAGCACCAGCAACGTATCCAGTACCACCATCAGTAATGGCAATTGCGGTAACAACACCAGTAGGTCCAGGGTTAAGGTTAGGACGTGAAGCGCCACCAGCTGGAGTTACAGTCATTACTTGACCGCCGCTGATTGAAGGGAACACATAGTGCTCAATCAGTTGATAGTCAGTAGTGAATAAAGCTCCACGTTTAATTTCGTTAGAACCGTAGAAATTAAAGTTAAAAGCACCATCGTGATCAATACGAACGTTGGTACTCATATTGGTATCAAGCACAAGCTTGACGACATCACTACCAACGGTCACATCAATTACCGTACATTCGGCATAGCAAGTAGATACACCACCAGCTTTCCACCACTCTTTGACTGAGTGAGTATCACCACCGCGCTTAGGACGAGTAAGCAGCATCTCAGTACCAGTGTGCTTTTTAACGTCCTTTACACCAGTAAGAACAAGACTATCAGCCATTGTGTTTAGTTATCACTTTCTTCTATTTTAGTCCATTTGAGATTACGAACTGAGTTGTTAGTTTTACATCCATCGACGTGTTTAATACGACTGCAGCCTTTGGTCTTTCCAGGATTAGCTAATGGTTGATCTAAGAAAGCAAGTGCTACTAATTTATGCACAGTCGCAGTAACCGTCTTCTTACGTCCAATCCTTTGAGTAAGGTTTACTTGCGCATAACCGTTTTTATTAATGCGTTGTTTGAGGATACGCTCAATCACACCTTTAGTACTTTTAACCTGCCCTTTGTCATTGACATAGTATTCGATACAGCACTCATAGCCTGGCAAAGTATGGATAGGCTTCCATTTTTTGTCATCAATAAATTCCATTACCACAAGATATTAGGGTACATATACATAAGTATAACGACACACATTAATATCGTTATATGTGTCTAAGTCGAAGACACTTATAAACCTTTTAGCTTACGGAGTTACGATCCTATGTGGATTGATAATGATTTTCCGAAGCTTCTTGGTGCAGAACTTTACCGTCCTCATCCTGCCTACATCATTGAGATGGCAGTTGAGCCTGTAGTGGTTCACGACTTCAGCAAGCAGCCCGGTCAAACCGTGCAGCTGGATCGTTACCGCTTCTGGGGTAAGCCTGGCACTAAGGAGTCCCGTGAGCGGACTGCTGATCAAACCCTTGGATCCGCCTCCGCACGCAACATCGTGAAGGACAAAGTGCTGGTTACTCTCCGTGAGTACACCGGTCCTGCTGACTCTCGCGATTCCACGCAGCCCTCTACTTTCAAAGTGGCTCGTGAAACCCTGATTACCGCTCAGCGTCTGCTGCTGGACACCGGAAACCTGAACGTCTTCCACCAGTCCATCGGTTCGCTGACCCTGCTTGATGACTATCGTCGTTGGCGCGACCGCGTCTTCGCAAACGAACTGCTGAAGGCCGAAGCTTGTGGTAAAGCCGGTTCTGATCAAGGTGGTTATTACCTGCCTGGTGGCAAAGAGAAAGGCGCTACTGGCGGCTCCCTCGGTGTTACTTACGAAGCTGGTGAATCTGCCAAGTTCGATGTCAAGACTGACCTCCTCGAAGTCGTCAAGGACATGCGTAAGCGCAACGTCCCGACCTTCGCTGATGGTTACTACCGTTGCATCGTCGACCCCACTGCAATGATGCATCTGCGTCAGAACAGTGACTTCCGTGAGATTGCCCGTTACCCCGGTACCGGCATGATCAATCCCATGGCTCCTGAAATGCATCCTGATGCAAACTTCTTCAAGGGCATGGGTCCTGCTTACGGACAAGCTGGCTTTGTGGCTGGTCAACCCGTTATGCCGACTGGCTTCCTGTTTGAAGGTGTCCGTTGGTTCGAGTCCACCAACCTGCCTGAGACCGATTACAACCTTGTGATTACTGATGAAGGTGCTGGTGCTGCCGATTACGGTGCTGCCCAGATGATCTTCTTCGGTCCCCAAGCTGTCGGTGTTGGCATTGGTGGTAACAACGCTCAGATTCTGTTGAACAACAACGACGATTTCTCTCGTTTCATCATCATGATCTGGAGCTTGTTCGCCGGTTTTGAAACCCTGAATAAGGATTTCATCACGGTTGGTTACTCTTTCGTTTATTGATAGGAGTTACTAACTATGTCTATTATTTTTCCCGGAAACTACGTTGCCCACTTGAACGCTTATCGCGAGCAAGGTGTTGAGGCAATCCCTGGTGTTGAGTTCTACCGCGCTGTCGGTGCTGTTGTCCTCAACCCTGATACCAAAGGTGCTCTCGTCGACGGCGAACTTGCCGCTGGTGATCACACCGCCTACATCTTGTCTCCTGACCTGCGTCAAGATGACAAGCCCCGTGTAGACAAGCCCCTGGTCATCCCGACTGGTGCTGTTGTTTACCGCACTGCGATTTCAGGCCCCGGCGTGAAGTCTGTTGGCGGTACTGCCAAGATTAAGGCTGCCACGGGTCTGCCTACCAGCGTTGCTATTACTGCCGACGCTGATGGCTACTACCCCGAGAACGGTGCTGGTTCTGTGCTCGTGTCCATCCTCGATGGCACTGCTCTTGCTGCTGACACCGGCATCCTGGTTACGACCGATGCTGTGTCTACCGCTTCTCTGAACCCTTCCGCTGGTGCTTGCCGTAACTCACCTTCTGCTCTGATTGTGGAAGTGTGCTACTACGTGCCCGCTCCCGGCCCTGACGCTGAGGATGCTCACATTCCTTTCGCTGTTGAAGCTGGTTCTGGAACCTGATTGTTATAAATCAGTCAATAAG